TATAAGGCACGTGGGGAACTTGAGGGGCCACGAGCATTCAGTGGTAATCTGGTCCAGGCAGGTTGTTCTGTCCATGCCTTTTATGCTCGCTTTCCCCAAGTAGTCGAAAAGGACATGGTCGAACACCCATGCCACGATAGTTTCAACTATCGTCCGCTCGGCACCGCAATCTATTACGATCCGAGGGCTTTTCCCCCCTTTTGTTGTCACCTCCATCTTCAGGTTTGCGGAGGCCGGTCGCATGTACAACTCGGCACGCATGTGGTCGATACACTGAAGCATACTCTCCATGGTATATTTTCCACGGAGCTCCTCGATCAACGGACATCGCAGAACCCATTTGTTAATGGCGTGTTCCGTAAACACGACGCGTCTTGCCCCCGCGAAAAAGCGGTTTATGCGTTTCTGCAATGCCCTTTTCTCGGCATTGGCCGGTTCGTCCTCTGGGTCCATGACTGAGACCTCCCAAGATCCGGGGGTAATGCAGCGGTACGCTGCGGCTATCGTCTTGGTAACGTAGTCCTTCGTCTCCCAAACAACAGTGTTCGAGAGCAAGGGTCCAACGCGCCGCACATAGTCCTTCAAGATGTACTTCACGTCTTCCCGATGTTTCTTCATGCGGACTTCGCCTAGCATGAGAATGTCGTGCATCGGTCGGATGTACTCCTCGATATTCGCTAACCTGCCGGATTTGAAAAGGTCCTCTTTGATGGCCTCGACGTCTGCTCTGGTCATATTTTCGTACACCCGCACCGGCAGTAATCCGCCGTCCTCCTTAGCCTTCGCATCCTGCTCTCTGATAAGGGCAGCGGCAATAGGAAGTTTGTAGCGTAACGCCTGTGCGCCACTGCTGTGCGATATTTCTTGTAGATCGATGGTTGGTGCGAAAGTGACCTTCTTCGGGACGTTTTCTAGCCCTGGCGGTGGCCGTAACATCTCTTCTAACTCTGCCAATGCTGCGCCGGGTGGCACAGAAAGGTCTGGTGCTGAGGATGTGGCCCCGGGGTCGGACGATGATGATGAGGCGGAGGCTGTGGATGGTGTTGCTCGTCGTGCAGTAGGGGGTTGTAAACCTACCGATTCGATGACGCGCCGCTTGGCTCTGTCGCCAACACTCTCAAACAAGCCGACGTCGGTTGCATTCGTTGCCCATTGGGAGCACATGGTTCTATGCGTGAGGCGGTGGTTTGGTTGACACCACAGGATGTGGTTGTAATCAAACTCGGCCTGTCCGCATGCCGATATACAGTAGTCCCTTAAGAACATCGCCCAACTCAAGTACCTGCGGACCGCGTACTCTTCGAACCAAGTACGGTATCTCGGAGTAGTGGGGGTCGCTCGCAGCGTCTCGAGGAGGCCGCCGAAATGCAGCATCATTTCTGAACTCAATGAGAACTCGGTCACACTTCTGCCCTCGGCAGTCACAGTGATCGCAGTCTGCAAAGATTTCTTTTCAGAAATATCTTTCGCCGCTCGCATGGACGTGGCCGTCCAATGTAGCTCCTCGCTTCTCACAAACTTGACGGGGATGAGAAGGGGAGGCTCGGCCGTGCGCCTGCATATGCAACAAGACTCGGGGGTCAGGGCAAAGCAATAGTGGCCATCTCGACCTGACCACTCTTTCGTGAGCCGATGATAGGCAAGCAACGTGGTGTTGCACGTTAGGCAAAACCTCGCCCGCGAGGCAACGGAGTCCGCTGCGTACGGGTTCGGAGTTGTCAGCGCGACCAACGTCTCCTGCAATGTACGGTCCGCAAGAGCGGCTGGAATTATCTCCCTAGTGGAGTCGGCAAGCTCTTCTGGTGTGAGCCGCTCGGAAATGGTAACTGTCGAATCAACAATAGCGGCAACATAACCGCACAAGGTAGCTCCCGCCGCAAACAGAACGCCTCCACACCATGTGGATACCGAACTGGTCGCAGCAGGTGAAACCAACAACAAAAGCATAGCGGGCATGGGTGACCCTACTGGATGTGTTTAGAGACAGAAGTCTGAACAATAAAGTTCCCTCTGTATTCTCCGCAGACGACTGGCCCGAATCGAATCCCTCGAAAGGCGATAAGGTCCGTGTCGATGCAACGCAATCTGCTACAGCAAGTATCTTGAACAGGACGATACCTTGAACAAGCCTTTCC